GTCACACCAATGGAACTTGCACATACTAATGTGGAAGTAACAATGGCTGACTTTTATGCTGCTGAGTACATCGACAAACTTGACGAGTTGAAAACAAATATCAACGAGCGTCAAGCTGTTGCCGAGAGTGCTGCTGCTGCGTTGGGTCGCAAAACTGATGAGATTATCACAACAGCTATGGATGCTGGTGCTAACTCAACTCAGTTGCATGACACTTCATCTGCCGTTGAAAAAGCAGACCTATTGTCTACATTTGAGACATTTGGTTCAGCTGACATTCCAGAAGATGGACAGCGTTATATTGCTATGTCCCCAGCTGGTTTTGCTGACTTGTTCAACATTACTGAATTTGCTTCAAGCGACTTTGTTGGGCCGCAAAACTTACCGTTTGCTGGTGGTATGACAATGAAAGAGTTCTTGGGCTTCAAGATCTTTTCAACGTCTGCTGTCGCTGGTGGTAAAAACTTCTGCTATCACATGAGAGCAGTAGGTATCGGTGTGAACTCTGATGTTCAGACTGAAGTAAACTATGTAGCAGAAAAAGTATCGCACCTAGCGACATCAATGATGTCAATGGGTTCAGTTGTTATTGATGACAACGGCGTATATGAACTGCTAGATAATAACTAGGAGGGTTAGAAAATGGCTTATAGTGCAAGTGGACTAACTCGTATCGGTGGCGATTCAAATGGTAGTTTGTGGAGATACACAACTACTGATGCAATTGCTGCGGTAAATACATCAGGTTACTTTAACGATGCAGCAAATATGCTTGCTGTTCGTGATTTGATTATAGTGCATGATACAAATGCACCAACAACAAATTTTGTAACAGTATTGTCCAATACTGGTTCTGTTGTTGACGTATCTGATGGTACGGCAGTAGCAGAAACTGACGGAGACTAATAGGTTGGGGCTTCGGCCCCACCTTTCTTTGAGGATTTGATATGGCAGTTTCAAGCACACCAGCACAATCGGCAGTAGATGTATGTAGTCGCGCTCTTATTCTTGTAGGGGCTGAACCTATTACATCATTTGATGACGGTAATAATGAAGCATTGATTGCTTCAAACATGTATGAAGATGTTGCTCGAGCATCGCTTTTAAATACACGCTGGCGTTTTTCAACTAACCAAGCAGTTTTAAATAGGCTATCAGATGCACCAACAGGTAGATTTGATTCAGCTTATCAACTACCTAGTGGCTGGTTAATGACACATGTTGTAACTGTTAATGACACACCAATAGAGTATCAAACCTATGGTGATAAACTATTTTGTAATGAGGCAGCTAGTTCAGAACTGGTATTAGATTTTACCTATCGAGCAAATGAACAGGGCTGGCCTTCATATTTTACTATAGCTGTTGAGTATGAATTAGCTTCTGTGTTTGCTGTAAGTTTGGCAAGAGATCAAAGTCTTGCACAGCTTATGACGCAGCAAGCAGCTACATCTATGATGAGAGCAAGAAACTTAGATGCACAACAGCAAACAACAAGGAAGCTTTCAACAAGTCGGTTTATTACTAATAGGCGAACATAATGCAGAAAGTACGAGTACCATTAACAAACTTTGCATTTGGTGAAGTAAGTCCTTCTTTATATTCAAGAACAGACTCGCCAGTTTATAATCAATCAGCACAACGTGTTAAAAACTTTTTTCTTAGATCTGAAGGTGGTGTCATCAAAAGATCAGGACTAAAACATATTTATCAATATGATACTGTTATTAATGAACTGAAAACACAACAATGTCGCCTTTTGCCTTTTGTATTTTCTGATGATGAAAGATACATCATATCAATAGAAAATCTAAAAGTAAGAGTATTTCAGATTAGCCCAACAACTGGTGCGGTATCTTTAATACAAACAATTACTCAAGATGTTGATTCAGCTGCTTTGAAGTTTGATCATGATTACTTGCATGAATATACATACGCACAAGCTGGTGATGTTATGTTTATTGCTCACCCAACATTTATTCCTCAACAAATTATAAGAACAGGTCTAACATCATTTCAAATTGAGTCTTTTCAGTTTGACCAAAAGTCAGATAATAAAAAGGTTTATCAGCCTTATTATCCATTTCAAGGTGCTGGTGTAACTCTTGATGTTAGTAAAACAAGCGGTAGTGGCGCAACATTAACTACGAGTGCTGCATATTGGGATACTACATCTCCATCAAAACATATTGGAACAACAGTTCGATACAATGGTCAGGAAATAGAAGTTACTGGTGTAACAAACTCAACAGTTGCAACAGGTGATATACTTGATGAATTAAAAATAAAATTAACTCCTGACTCTCTTCGAACAAATAATAACTCAAATATTGTAGAAGTTACTCTTGTTAATCATGGTATGGCTGTTGGTGATTCAATTACTTTCTCTGATTGTGATACTGTTGGCGGTATAAGTATTAGTAATTTAAATGGTGCAAGAACTGTTGCTAGTATTATTAGTGATGATGTTTTTACATTTACAGCTGGTGGTAGCTCTAATGATTCTCAATTAGGCGGTGGTACACCAAGTGTAACAACTCATGCGCCGACAACAAGTTGGGATGAGCAATCTTATTCTGCGCTTCGAGGGTTTCCAGCTGCTGTTACATTTCATGAAAATAGATTGGTATTTGCTGGTACATTAGCACAACCAGATAGTATTTGGTTTAGCAAAATAGCTTCATATTATAACTTTGATGTTGGTGAAGCAAAAGATAATGAATCGATTCACCTCACTGCATCTGTTGGTGAAATACAACAGATACGGCATATTGTTTCAAACAGAGATTTGCAGATCTTCACTGCATCTTCTGAGATGTATGTGCCAGCATTTCAGAACCAATCTATTACACCTACAAATGCACAAGTGCGTAGACAAACGCCATTTGGTTGTGGCTTTGAAAGACCGCAGCCAATCGATGGTGCTACTTTGTTTATTCAAAAGGGCGGTCAGATTGTAAGAGAGTATTTGTTTAGCGATGGTGAAGCTGCTTATATTTCCAACCCAATATCTACTATTTCTTCGCATCTTATTAAAAACCCAATAGAGATGAATACTCTTTATGGTGCGCTTTCAAGATCAGAGAGTTATGTGTTTGTTTTAAATGAAGATGGCACAATGGCAGTGTTTAACTCAAACAGAGCAGAGCAACGTGCTGGATGGGTTGAATTTGTTGTTGAAGGTAAGTTTCATTCTACTGTCACAATAGATGATCGTGTGTTTGCCAACGTAGAGTTTGATCTTGGAGATGGCACAGATAAGATCGTTCTATGTGAATTTGACTCAGGATTTAACTTAGACATGGCAAAATCATACACTGGCACAGCTGGTGTTTTTACAGTGTCTTCTGAGTTTAACAATGGTGCTGTTGTTCAGGTAGTTAATGGTAATAATTATATTGGTCAATTTACTGTATCTGGTGGTCAGGTAAATGTTTCTAGTGTTGACGCTTCTTTAACATCTGCTGAGATTGGCTATAACTTTGATGTTGAGCTAACAACAAATCCTATTGATGCACAGGTTAGTAATGGACCAGTAACTGGTACTCCAAGAGGAATTGGGAGTGTTTATTTAGATTTAAATCAAACTTTATCTTGTAAAGTAAATGACACTGCTATGATATTTAGAAATGTTACTGATGATCTGTCACAACAATTAGCTTCATTTACTGGCAAAAAAGAGTTTAGATTGCTTGGTTACAGTAGAGATCCTCAGATAACAATAACACAAGATGCACCATTAAACTTACAAGTAAATGGTTTAGTAGCGGAGTTGATATTCTAATGTCTGTATTTCAAGTTATAGGTTTAGGTCTAAAGTTTATGGGCGGTATGCAAGCCGCTAAAGCACAGGAACAAGCCTCAAGAGATAATGCTGAAGCAATGATTACAGATCGTATTGTTGGTGAAGCACAAGCAGCACAGCAACAAGTTATGAGATATCAACAATACTTTGATGATCTTGCTTATAACGAAGGTGCTTTATTAAAGAACAGAGACTTTGATCAGAGTGTAAAAGCTTTTATGGATAGTCAAAAAGAAGTAGCATTTGATGATTTGACTGTAATGGCAAGACAAGCAGATATGGAAAGCAGAAAACAAACAGTTGCATCATTGCTTGAAATAGAACGCGGTAAGAATAGAGCAGCTGCTACTAGGATCAATACACTATCAAGTTTTGCTTCTGGTCTACATGATTTGAGTACAACGATGGTAGGACAATAAATGGCAAGAGTAATTCGACGAACAGTAACTGAGACAAATAAACGTATTGGTATTAATAATTTTGATGTTGAGGCTGATCGAGTAGGCCTTGCTTTAGCTGATGCTGGTGAAACTCTTCGAAGAAAAGCTTTTGAGATAGATGCAAAGAAAGCTGAAGTAACAGCTGAAGAAGCTGTTATGGCTATTGAATCATCACAGTTTATGAAGTTTGACGAAGATGGAATGCCAGTAGCAATGAAGCCTCCAGAAGGATATGGCAGCATTGCTAGAGAAGCTTTTCGAAGAGTAGCTGAAAAAAGATTTGCAGATACAATAGACCAAGATATCAGACTAGAGGCTCAAAAATACAGAGTTCAGCATAAAAGAAATCCAATAGCTTTTAAAAATGCTATGGATAATTATCTAAAAGCACTTGGTACTAATGCTGATGGTAGATTCCAAGAACTAATAGCTAATGTTGGAACTGCTATACAAGAAGGTCATTATTATGATTTACTTGACAAACAAAGAGAAAGAGCAAGAACAAATCAAGCTGAAGGTATTGTTGCTGGCAATGCTGATGCTGCTCCTCAGTTATATGAATTAGCTTTAAATCAAAATGCTGGTAAGGCTTTAACTATTGCACAAGATAGAAAGCAAGCAACAGCTGATGGCGAAGAAGCTGAGTTACTTAAAACTGGTGCTGCTGATGCTTATTACTCAGGTGTAACAGGTGATATTGCAGCTGCTGCTTTGATAGGTGTTATTTCAAAAGGTACTTTTGATGAAGATGAAAGACAGCAAATAGCTACAATGATAAGCACTAGCGGCAAGTATGAAGCTGCTGATGAAGACATCAAAGCACTATTTAGTAAAAAAATAAAATACAAAACTCCAGATGGCAAAGAAGCTACAACGTCTTTGGCAGAATTAATTACTGTTGATAATAAGAAATCTGTAAGTGCTGCTGTTACTTCTGTGATTGCTGACATGGATGGTGTTGATGCAATTAGAAGAGCTAATAAAGCTACTCAAGAAGCTGAAGCTACTAAAGCACTTATTAAACAAACAAAAGAAGATAAAATAGATTTAAATGAAATAGCAACATTACATATAAATGATGCTTTTCAAAAAGCTAAAGATTCTTTTTTTGAAGGTGGTGATATTATTGGTGCAATACAATCTTTAGGCGCAATACACCAAGAATATGTAAATGATCTAAAAAAAGAAATGGATGCTAATCCAGACTTTATGTCTACTACAGAATATAATGCTGCGGTTGTAAGACATAGAACAAGTTTGCTTAGACCATTTATTATGAGAGCTTCTTTAGAAGGTAATGCTGAAAACTTTAGAGCATTTATGGGAAATGGTCTTATTGATCCTTCTCTTAAAAAAGGCCAAAGAAAAGTTGTAAAAGCTGCACATAAATTTGGTTTATTTAAACCTGATGATATGTCTGTTTTGTCTGCCACATTTAGTGCTGGTGAGTCTGCCACATTAACAGCAATGGAAAAAGCTGACAGCATTATTGCTATAACAGAGAGATATTACGATCTTAATGGTGCTATATTAGGTGGTGATGATATTCTTGATAAGGATATCGATGCCCTTAAAAAAGAAATAGATTCAAGTCCTCTTGGGCCAGAAAAGAAAATAATATACAAAAGAAATCTTGATGTATCAAAAGCAAAAAGAAATCTTCAAATATATGGGGAATCGTTAAATGCTGAAAGACTACAGCTCCTTTCGCAATATATTGGTAATAGAGTTGATCTTTCTGAGTCTGTATTAACAGGATTAACTGATGATGAAAAAGAGTTTGCTGACTTTGCTTTACAAGGTTTTAGCGATGCAGAAAGAAATGCTATTGCTTCAGAGGTGCAACAGATTGCTAGTATTAGGGCTGGTCAAGAAGAGAAGCAAAGAAAAGCACTTGAGAAAGCAATGCTTGTTGATGAGTTTATGAGAAATAAATTAGATAACACAAGTAAAACTTCTAAAGATATTGCTGATGAACAGTTAGATGCTATAGGTTTTAATATCCAAGACCCTAGCACTTGGACAGAAAAATCATTCTTTATTATGAAAAGATCGATTGGCACAGATCTAGCAAATCAATATGATAACTTGGCTAGAGGTGGCACTGTTCAAAATTTAAATGAGTTAATGCAGCTTTACAGTAGATTAAAAAACTTTGAAACAACAAACCCAAATACAAACGAAGTTGTAAAAAGAAATCTACTAAAAGGGCAAGTAAATGATATTACTCAAATGACAATAGATGCTGCCCTTCTTGGAAATAGTTTAGGTTTATATACTAGCTTCGATGATGCTATTGCTAGTTTAAATTTAAGTGGAACTAAGGCTTCACAAGAAGAAGTTGCAAAATTTAAAGAGGCTATGTTTGTAAATTCAGAAGGTAAATCTATTCAGCCAGATCAGTTTGTAGATATTATTTTGGAAGGTGAAGGTGATTTTGTTGTAAACAATGAGCTTGGTAAACTTGCTAATCAAATGGCTGGTAAAATGTTTGACCAAGAATTAATAATTCCAATAATTAAACAAGCTTTTGAAGATAGATATAAAGAAGCAAAATATGTTTATGATCCAGCAAGACCTATTGGTGAAAAAGGAAAGTCACGCCATTCATTAAGTGTTATATTTAATGATCCTAACATGACAGAGTATGTAACAGATCAAATTAATAATCAGCTAGTTGAGGTTGGTTATACCCTTACAAACATCCATGATGAAAACTGGCAATCAGATGTTGCTATTGGTGATCTTAATGAAACAGACCCAACGGTTGGTTATTATCGACAGGGTGCAGAAATGGCTTCTGATGCTAAAGGTGAGGCTAGATTTTTTAGAGGAAAAAGAACTCAGGGAAACAATCTAAAAGCAGCTGTACTTGTTCCTATGTTTCCAAACATTGTAAGACCAGCCGATCAAGTGTTTCAAGTAATGGAAGTTACTGAAGATGAAGATGGTATAAAAACACTAAGTGCATTAGTAATAGATGATAAACCAATGGGTTTCAAAATATCTGATGAAGCTAAAGATTATGTAGATCCTGATCTTACAAACCAACAGATTAATAAAAAGAGTATAGATGAGCTAAGAGAGCAAAGAGAAAACTTTAATATTATTAATGAAGTTATGACAGGCTTAAAAGACGGAAAGTTTCGCAAATGACTATGATTGATATCTCTAACATCTATCCAGACATAATGGGTGGTAGAGACTTACCTAAGATAACTGAACCCCCAACATATGATGAGGCTATGGGTGCATCACTAGGTAGGTTTAGAAATCTTTTTAGTAGCCCTCTTAATGTAAATGATACTCTTTATGATTATGATCCTGACTTCGATGTTGCTCAATCAATATTTGATTTAGATGCATCTTATCATGAATACAGCATGAACTTAATTTTTGCACAAAATCAAAATCATTTAGATCATTTGATAGAAAAGATTGATCGATCTAAAGAAGACCAAGAAATATTATCTAGGGCAACTATTGGTCAGCTTGCTTTTGTTTCTTTATTTGATCCTATTAATCTAATTGCTTTGCCAGTCGGTGTTGGTGTTGGTGCTATGCGTGCTGGCTTTCAAGTGGGTAAGGCAACAATGATGCTTACAGCTGCTGAAGAAGCTGTCTTATCAGCAATTGATCCTGTTCAAAGAGATCTGCAAAAGTCAGCTATTAATGTGGGTGTGTCTGGTTTAGCTGGTTATGCATTGGGAAGTGTTGTTGGTTTTGCAACGACACCTAGTTCTGGAAGAGTCATAAAATCTATTGCTGATGAAACTGAAGAAGCTGAGAACGCCTTAACTCCAGCAAAGATTGTAGAGGAAGATGCTGCTCCTATTATTGTTGATGAGTCATTTGATAAGACACAAAGAATAAGTGACTTTGGTGAAATACCTAGCGTTCCTAAACCAGAGCCACAAGGCGATCCAAGTTTAGTCCAGAATGTTTTTACAAATAGTTTTATTTTTAAAGCAGCTACTTCTGGATACAAAAGAATAATGGGTGCAAAAGATGTACCTACAGATTTTAAAAGGTTTTATTATGACTTAGTTGGCGATCAAGGTCAGTTGGCTGTTGGTCACGTTAATGGTCATACACTTGGTATAAGTGTTCATATGGATCAGGCTAAATACCAAGCTGAGATGTATAAGTTTTACAAGAACTTGCAAAAATCATTTGTAAAAGAAAGTAAGAAGCCAGTTGTTTTTGCTCTTGATTATGCTGTTGGAAGACAAAGAGACTTCAATTCTTTTATAAAAGAGGTTGGCATGATGCGATTAAATAATCGTAAGCCACAAACTCAAGCGCAAGAAGAAGCAATGCAACTTATCAATGACTTTGCTGAAACTTGGAGAACAAGATTAACAGAAACAGATCTTATTGGCAGTGCTAAGTTTTATAGAAAGCAGATGAAGTTTTTTACAAAAAGAATAGAAGACAATGAAGCACGAATAGAAAAGTTAAGAAGCGATGGTATGCGAACAAGTCATCCGTATTACCAAAGAGTTTTAGCTAGAATTAATAAATACAAAGATGAGCGTTTACATGCTCAAGATGTATTAGAAGATTTAAAAGACATGGATGTTTTGCCAGCTGGTGAAAAGGTATTTCATCCTAGGTTTTTTCTTGTTGATGAAATTAAAAGAAGAAGAGAAGAGTTTGAAAAAATACTAATGGATTGGTTTACAGCAAATCCAAGTATAAAAGTATTTGATCCTAGAGATCCTTTATCTGTGCAAAGATTAAGCACTGATCCAGCAAAAGTAGCAGAAAGAGTAAAAAGAACTGTAGATAAAATTATATCTGATGGTGCAGATAATGATTTTGAAAATGGGTTTTTTGGTTATGGTGCATCAAAACATTTTATGCACAGAAGATTAGATATACCAAATCATCTTGTTGCAGATTTTATTGAAACAAATCCTTTCACTGCATTTATGGCATACAATCAAAGGGTAGCTCCAAGATATTCTTTTGCTAAGAAGTTTGGTGGCAGAAGTATTGATGAACTGCTTGAAGAAAAGACTGATGAACTTTTTGATGCTGGCATGGACATAGATAGAATAAATGCTGTGCTTGCAGATTTTAGAACTGACTATGATCGGGTGATGAATGCACCTCTTAGAAACCCAAGTCGATGGGATGCAAGGGTTGCTAGACGATTAAAAGACTTGGCAACATTTAATTTTATGGGTGCTGTAGGATTTACTACAATAACTGAGTTTGGTCGTTTGATGGCAGAGCATGGCGTTAACAGGGTCATGCGTACAATGATTGCTAAGTACACAGATGATAAGATTAGGTTAGCAGCTGCCGAAGGGCCAAAAGCAAGTGAAGGTATCGAAGGTGCGATGCACAGTAGTGCTATTAGATACAGTGACGAAATGCTTACCAATCCACAAATGCATGGGCTTTGGGAACAAGGCAAAGAAGCTTTCTATATTCTAAATGGACTGACACCAGTTACTAGATTTCTAAAGCACCTTGACGCAATCATGAGACAGGATCAGTTAATACAGTTTGCTATCAAAGAAGCTGCTGGTAAAGCTGATGATTGGATGTCTCAGTATCTAAGGCGATATGGTTTATCCAAAGCAGACGCTAAGAAGTTAGCATCTAACAAAGGCACAGCATGGCAAGAATCTGATGCTGGTCTTATTTACGCTAATACAGACGAGTGGACAGATGAGGCTCTCAAGGAAAGATTTCAAAGAGCAATGTCTACTGGTATATTAAATACTATTATGAATGCTACACCAGCTGATCGACCAAGGATCATGGATGGTGTTGCGCTTATTCCAATGCGTGTAGCAAAAAGATTTGGCATGAAAGAAGATCCTAAATACAAAGGCTATGCTCGAATGGAGAGTGCTTTGCTTTCTTTGCCATTTCAGTTTTATGGATTTGCATTAGCAGCCGTAAACAAAACAACAGCTGCATATACTACTGGTCAAATGAGATCTCCATTGTTTGGTGCAATTTGGATGATGGGATTAGGTTACGCAGTTCTTGAAATCAAATCTAATTTCTCAAGCGGCTCTAAAAGAGCATGGGATGGAATGCCATTTACTGACAAGTTAATTAGATCTTTTGATCAATCTGGTTTGGCTGCTTTGTACAGTGATATGTTTTACACTAGCATATCGTCATCGATGGCAATGACTGGTGAGAACTATCTTGATGGATATGTTAAACCAAAGTTTCCAGAAGAGCAGGGATTTTTTAATTCTGTAAATCAGTTTGCTGGTGCTGGCCCATCAGTATCTCAGGATTATTACAATGCTTTCAATGGTTTAATAAATGGTGAAAAAGGTTCTGTTGAGCAAGCTGCTAAAATGATTCCAGGAATGAGACTTTGGTTTATGAGGTACTTAGTAAACTCAATGCAGAACGCTTTTGATTATGAAAGCAAAGATACAATATCTGGATATGGAAGATATTAACTTTTTGTGCGTTGCCACTTCTTATCTTCACTGCTATTTCGATAAAAAAAGAGGTAAAGTATGACCATTAATTTATCAGATAATAATCCACGCGTATCCTATACCGTTGGTCAAGGCGTTACTCAGTCTACATTTACTGTTAATTTTGAATTTTTTGATAATGATGATCTTAATTTGTATGTTGATGGTACACTCAAGACTTTAACAACACATTACACTGTGTCAGGTGGCGATGGATCGACTGGCACAATAACAATGACCTCTGGCAATGCTGTGACAGGAGCCACAGGGGGGTCTACAGTTGTTATTACACGTTCTATAGACTTAGACCGCACAACAGACTTTCCCTCATCAGGGCCGTTTAATATCGCTTCTCTGAATACAGAGCTTGATAGACTTGTTGCTATTACAGCTGACATTCAAGATGATGTTAACAGATCTTTGAAGCTAATTGACTTTGATAGTGCTGTTGATACTCAGATGCCATTGTTGGCTGCTCGTAAAGGTACAGTTCTTGGTTTTAATGCAAGCACTGGTGTTCCAGAAGCTGGGCCAAATATTTCTGATGTTCAAAGTTTAGCAGCAATTACAGCTGATATTGCTGCATTAGCAGACATTGAGGATGGCACAGTAGCTACAGATGCAATATCAGGATTAGCTGCTATCAAAGCAAATGTTACTACAGTTGCTGGAATAGCATCAAATGTAACAACAGTTGCTGGCAATACTTCGAACATTAATGCGGTAGCTGGTAACAATGCTAACATTACAACAGTTGCTGGCATTTCAGCAAATGTAACTTCAGTAGCGTCAGTAGCATCAAGTGTACCAACAGTAGCTGGTATAGCTTCTGATGTTTCTACGGTAGCTGCTGACAGTGCAGACATTCAAACAGTAGCAAATAACATTGCAACAATAGGGCAAAAGGCGACAGTAGACGAAGCGACTGCGCTGGCAATCGCTTTGGGCTAGGAGAGTAATATGGCGAATGAATTTAAAGTAATAACTAGGGATGTTGCGCCAGCTGTATCTGGCACACCAGAAGACATTTACACAGTACAGACTGGCAGCACGATTGTGGTGTTGGGTTTGACATTAGCTAATGTACACAATGCACAGGTTACAGCATCTGTAACATTGGTTAGTACAACAGCACACACTGGGCAAACAACAAATACTACGGCTCACATTATAAAAGATGCAGCTATCCCAGCTGGATCAACCTTATCTGTCTTAGATGGCAAGATAAACTTGGGTGTTGGTGACATAATCAAAGTAGATTGTTCAGTAGCAGATAAAGTATCAGTGATAATGTCATATATGGAGCAGACATAATGGGTGGATATATTGGAGCAACAGCGGTTGGATTAACAACTACGGCGGCTGATGTCCAAGGTGACATCACAAGCACCGACACCACACCAGAGCTTATTCT